TATTCTTCATCACTTGGTATTGAATCGGATATCACTAGTCAGCAATTTGAGAGTATTCTCTCGGGTACGGCTGATCCTATACTGTTTAATCATTTTAGAACGCTAAATACTAATCTTTCTGATTTAGATAAGATTAAGAATAACCATACACTTAGTTATTCTCCTCCTGGAATTAATTTACCTGGTGGTGGCTCTGGAATGGGTTTACTAGATGGTGTCATTGGCACTGTTGTCGGTATGGGTGTTGACGCTGCAACTGATGCGGCTGGTAGAGGAATTCGTGGAATCGTAAGCAAAGTCGAAAACGCTGTAGAGAGTTTCAAAACTCGAACTTCTGTTATTAACACTCCAGGCGGAGGTGGTTCTGGTACTATTTACAATAGATCAGAAGGCTTTGGTTCTAATGGTTCAGAAAGTCCATATGTAATGAACACTGAACCTATGAAGGTTGAGTTTCTTACAGGTATCAAATCTACTCTGTATCCTCCAGTAATTAATGTTCCTACATGGGGACTTGATGAACTTGGAAATTCAGATGATATCCAATACACTGCAGATCTCGCTTGTGTACAACTTCGTGTCCCTGCATCTAATGGATTCTGTGCTGAATACTGGAAAGAAGTCTATGTTCCCAACTTACAACTTAGAGCGCAAGCTTCGGTTGGTTTCAACATTCAAGCAAATGTTAATTTCTCATTAGTTAACGTTAATGCGTATTTTAATCTATTGCTTGAAGCATTATCAAAATTTTTCTTCTTAGTAAATACTTATTCCGTCTTACAAGGTCCAGGTCAGAGAGATATCTCTAGAAATAGACTAAGACAGATGTTCAACGTCGAAGACGTTCAGTATTTATCAATACTTAAACAGAGACTAGACGCTCTCCCAATCCCTCCGGCTATGATTGCGGAATGCGCACAAATGTATGCTGTTTATAAGACAAATAACAATAGTGACTGTTCAAATACTATTGGTTTCACTCCTTTTCCTTTGATTGCAACTAATACTAATTTCGCTCAGTTTGACACAATGAATATTGACCTTGGAGGTCTAATCAATCGCTTAGGTGAACTGAACACTGCTTCAGGTCTAAAGCAAACCGTTGATATGATGGCAAGAGTCTTTCCTAGTTGGGTCGCAACTACTGTTCACGCTACTCAGACATTCCCTGAATATTCTGAGAAGTTTATAGCTCGTTTCATTAATAGTCCAGGTGTTCAAACTGAATATGTTAATAATCCTGGCCCTACTCACTTTATGCCTTTTGTAGGTAGTACAAGTGCAGAAGTGAAATTCGCTATTACTCAAGAATTTGAACCTTCAGAAATTGGAGATATTCAAGCCTCTTGTAGTATATGTGATGCTAGTAACAACCTAGAATGGTCTGGAACAATGAACCCTTACATGAGCATTTATACTCTAAATGAATCTCTTCGTGAGACTAATAGATATACTTTCGCTCTTACTCCTACAAATGGTTTACAATGGATACCTTCGAATACATCTACTGATGTAACTACTGGTTACAGTGGTACTTCGCTTCGACAACCTTATGTAAACTATCTTGCGGGACAAACTACTTATCATCAAGAACCTTTTGGTACTTATTGTCTTTTAGGAAATAGCATTCAAGCTATGTCTCAAACTACAATTGAGTGGTTAAGTAAGATGTTTGACCTTGATTCTTCTTTAGCTAAATCTCCTTCAAAACGGAATTTCAGATCTTCTAAATCAAAGCCTTCTCGTAAAGGTAAAGGTAAGAAAAGACTGAAATCAGAAGTGGACTCTGAAGAAGCTTAATTAAATGAGTTTCCTATGATTAAGTTAAGCCGCACACTTCAAGATGCTTCAACTATGTTTAATTTAAACGTTACAGAGGTGTCTGAACTATCCCGCATACTTAGTAGGCTTATTCAAGGTAGCTTGGACTCTCCAAATATTTCAAATCCTATTTTGGAACATCTTGGTGAAGCGAAAGTTCTTGACGGTTGGGATGAAGTTTTCAACAGTCGTAAGTCTGAAATCAATGAAACTTTACACTCTATCGAGGAGAGTGAGAGAGCTAAATTCGGGAGTCGTAGTAAAGCTAAACCTTGGTGTGATATCAAGCAAGACTTCTACGACTACTGGTCAAACCAGAAACCTGATAGTAACCTAAAGCAGCTTGAAATACCTTCAA